AGGTCAGGAGAAACAACGATATAATCATCATTTTTGCCGCCGATTTTCTCTCTCATATGGTTTGCGAGAAGTGATGCGCCCTGAAGGTGGTCAACAGGAATGTTGAAGAAGCCCTGAATCTGATTTGCGTGAAGATCCATTGTAAGCACACGGTCAGCACCTGCACAGGTGATGATGTCTGCACAAAGCTTAGCCGAGATCGGATCTCTTGCCTTAGCTTTTCTGTCCTGTCTTGCATAGCCGAAGTATGGCATAACAACTGTGATTCTTGCAGCAGATGCACGCTTCATGGCATCAATCATTATGAGCATTTCCATAAGATTGTCGTTGACGGGAGCACAGGTTGACTGAACAATAAAGCAGTCGCTGCCACGAACAGATTCGTGAAGAGAAACAGAGATTTCGCCGTCTGAGAACTGTGTACAGTCACTCTTACCAAGCGGCAGACCGAGACAGCCTGCAATTCCCTGAGCTACATCAACATTTGAACTGCCGGTGAAAATTTTAATGTCCTTACCGTGAAAATTCATTGCAATAACTCCTTTGAATTTTAATGTGTGTAGTATATGTTTACCAATGATTAACCGAGCAATTAACAGCTGTAACCCTTTGCCCTTGCAATTTCGTTAAGCTGTTCAAGCTGAGCCGGATCGTTTGCGCCCAGAACCGTATCACTGCACTGAGCCGTGAATGCTCCGACCTTTCTTCCGTCCTCAAGCAAAAGCTTGATTGCGTCGGGAAGATAATATTCCTTTGCGCTGTTATCCGACTTGATTCTGTCGAGAACCGAAAGAAGAAGCTGACAATCAAACCAGAAACCGCCCGAGTTTACTTCATTTATTTTGAGAGTTTCCTCATCAGCGTCTTTCTGCTCAACAATTGCACGCAGATTACCGTTTTCGTCACGAACAATTCTGCCGTAACCTGTCGGATCGTCAACCTTTGCGGAAATAACCGTTGCGGCACAATCGTTCTCAATATGAGCCTTCAGAGAATCCTCAATAGTCTTGCTGTCCATAAACGGAGCGTCGCCGTTGAGAATAACAACATTGCCGCTGTGCTTTTTAAGGAAATCCTTTGCCATCATCACAGCGTGACCTGTTCCGAGTCTTTCAGCCTGAAACACGCTTTCAACGGAAAAATCGAGGGTTGAAAGATACTCTTCGACACACTCTTTTTTAAAGCCCTTGACAACACAGATGTCGTCAATACCGGCTTTCCTTAAAGCCGACATAACCCAGCAGAGCATCGGTCTGCCGAGCACCTCCGACAATGTTTTCGGTTTGTCGGATTTCATTCTTTTGCCCTCGCCGCCTGCGAGGATAACGGCACAATTCTTCATTTTTTCTCCTTTTATCTGTGACAAAACAACAAAGATGCAGACAGTCCTGTCACAAGGCACTCGTTCATACCATAATATTATCTCACAAAAATCACAAATTTCAAGAGAAAATTACAAAAATCGGGCAAAAAAAGGCATTTTAAACGATTTATACAATATTGTCGAAAATAAAACCTGTTTTTTATAAGAAAAAAGTTTGAAAAAAATATAGCTATTTTGACCAAAGTTTGTTATAATATTCGATAGGCTTATACAAGCAGGCAGGTTTTACCAAGGGGTAAGTCTGCCACAGCCGTATATCTAAATTTATTTTTTAGGAGGATTACCAGTTATGGCAAACAAATGGGTTTACCTTTTTACAGAAGGTAATGCTAACATGCGTGAGCTCCTCGGCGGTAAGGGTGCCAACCTTGCAGAAATGACAGGTCTTGGACTTCCTGTACCACAGGGCTTCACAATTACAACAGAAGCTTGTACTCAGTATTATGAGGACGGCAGAGAAATCAACGCTGAAATTCAGGCTCAGATCAACGAGTACATCGAGAAGATGGAAGAGATCACAGGCAAGAAGTTCGGCGACAAGGAGAACCCCCTCCTCGTTTCAGTTCGTTCAGGTGCTCGTGCTTCAATGCCGGGTATGATGGATACAATCCTTAACCTCGGTCTTAACGAAGATGTTGTTGAAGTTATCGCTAAGAAGTCAAACAACCCTCGTTGGGCTTGGGACTGCTACAGAAGATTCATTCAGATGTATTCCGATGTAGTTATGGAAGTAGGTAAGAAATATTTCGAAGAGCTCATCGACAAGATGAAGGCTGAGAGAGGCGTTACTTATGATGTAGAGCTTACAGCTGACGATCTTAAGGAGCTTGCAGGCCAGTTTAAGGCTGAATACAAAGAGAAAATCGGTCAGGACTTCCCTGACGATCCTAAGGAACAGCTCATGGGCGCAGTTAAGGCTGTATTCCGTTCATGGGACAACCCTCGTGCAAACGTTTACCGTCGTGACAACGATATCCCTTATTCATGGGGTACTGCCGTTAACGTACAGTCAATGGCATTCGGTAACATGGGTGACGATTGCGGTACAGGTGTTGCATTTACAAGAGATCCTGCTACAGGTGAGAAGAAGCTCATGGGTGAGTTCCTCATCAACGCACAGGGCGAAGACGTAGTTGCAGGTGTTCGTACTCCTATGCCAATCGCTAAGATGGCTGAAGAGTTCCCGGAAGCTTTCGAGCAGTTCCAGAATGTTTGTCAGACACTTGAAAACCACTACAGAGATATGCAGGACATGGAGTTCACTGTTGAAAACAAGAAGCTCTATATGCTCCAGACAAGAAACGGTAAGAGAACAGCTCAGGCTGCTCTTAAAATTGCTTGTGACCTCGTTGACGAGGGCATGAGAACAGAAGAAGAAGCTGTTGCAATGATCGATCCTCGTAACCTTGACACACTTCTTCACCCACAGTTCGATGCTGCTGCTCTTAAGGCTGCTACACCAATCGGTAAGGGCCTCGGCGCTTCTCCCGGTGCTGCTTGCGGTAAGATCGTATTCACAGCTGAAGATGCTGAAAACTGGAACGCTAACGGCGAAAAGGTTGTTCTCGTTCGTCTTGAAACTTCACCTGAGGACATCACAGGTATGAAGGCTTCACAGGGTATCCTCACAGTTCGTGGCGGTATGACATCACACGCTGCCGTTGTTGCTCGTGGTATGGGTACATGCTGCGTATCTGGTTGCGGCGACATCGCAATGGACGAGGCTAACAAGAAGTTCACACTCGCAGGCAAGGAATTCCACGAGGGTGACTACATTTCAATCGACGGTTCTACAGGTAACATCTACGACGGCGTTATCCCAACAGTTGACGCTACAATCGCAGGTGAGTTCGGCAGAATCATGGCTTGGGCTGACAAGTACAGAACTCTTAAGGTTAGAACAAACGCTGATACACCTGCTGACGCTAAGAAGGCTCGTGAGCTCGGTGCTGAAGGTATCGGTCTTTGCCGTACAGAGCATATGTTCTTTGAAGAGGATAGAATCGCTGCATTCAGAGAGATGATCTGCTCAGATACAGTTGAAGAAAGAGAAGCTGCTCTTGACAAGATTCTTCCTTATCAGCAGGGCGACTTTGAGGCTCTTTATGAGGCACTCGAAGGCAATCCTGTAACAATCAGATTCCTTGATCCGCCGCTTCACGAGTTCGTTCCTACAGAGGAAGCTGACATTGAGAAGCTCGCAGCTGCTCAGGGTAAGAGCGTTGAAGACATTAAGACAATCATCGCTTCACTCCACGAGTTCAACCCAATGATGGGTCACCGTGGTTGCCGTCTTGCAGTAACATATCCTGAAATTGCAAAGATGCAGACAAAGGCAGTTATCCGTGCTGCTATCAATGTTCAGAAGGCACACGCAGACTGGACAGTTGAGCCTGAAATCATGATTCCGCTCGTATGCGATGTTAAGGAACTCAAGTTCGTTAAGAAGGTTGTTGTTGAAACAGCTGACGCTGAAATCGCTGCTGCAGGCATCGACCTCAAGTACGAAGTTGGTACAATGATCGAAATCCCAAGAGCTGCTCTTACAGCTGATGAGATTGCTACGGAAGCTGACTTCTTCTGCTTCGGTACTAACGACCTTACACAGATGACATATGGCTTCTCAAGAGATGACGCAGGTAAGTTCCTCAACGCTTACTATGATGCTAAGATCTTCGAGAACGATCCGTTCGCTAAGCTTGACCAGACAGGCGTTGGCAAGCTCATGGAAACAGCTATCAAACTCGGTAAGCCTGTAAACAACAAGCTCCATGTTGGTATCTGCGGTGAGCACGGCGGCGATCCTTCTTCTGTTGAGTTCTGCCACAAGATCGGTCTTGACTATGTATCATGTTCACCGTTCCGTGTTCCGATTGCTCGTCTTGCTGCTGCTCAGGCTGCTATCGCAAACAAGTAATCTACACAGGATGTATTGACAGGTAACTTAATACAAGTTTATTCCTGATATAAAATCAGAGGGTGTTCCGATTGGAACACCCTCTTTTTGATTTATATTTCTCAAAATCGATCCTTTTATACAATAGTAATAGATAATAATACAAAAAGTTACTAAGTTGTTTTTAGCAGATACTTACGCGTCAAGCAAGAAGCTATAAATTTATTTTTGCTCGATTATGCAAAATTGTAATAGTTCCGTCTATGTTAACACCAAATATAAAATCAACTAAGTATGCACATTCTTTAGATTTCGCCGTATATTTTTCTGTTGGCAAACCAATACCATAATAAATACTGTCTATTTCATAATCAGAAAGTAAATTATTTATGGCACAGGTATACTGATTATTTTCAATTAGTGCATTGACTTTTTGGTAATCAGGTAAATAAAATCTGTCTTTATTCTCAAAAAATAAAGCGATTTTATTTTTTACTGCGACAATATCAGGTATAATAGAATCTTTAGTCTTTTCTCCAATCACATTGTCGGAATGCAGCACTCGCCCCGTACCGCTTTGCGGAAAATCAAAGCAAATAATATTCCAATAATTACTAATTAATTGCTGTAATAATGATTTCGTTACCTTTTCTTCTGTCATTCTATGCATCCCTCCATAAAGATCCATCAGGAAACAAAATAGCATCTGCAAAATATGAATATACTCGAATATGCTTAACTTTTGAATATGTAGAGCCGTATCTAACCTGCATAAAATATCTAGGAATTTCTTTATTGTCAAGATCAACGTAATTCTTCACCAATAGATTATTACGAGAACAACTTTTTACATCTTTAAAGAAATCTTCAATGGTAGAATTTTTTTCATTATGAATGATGATTGTTTTGTTAACCTCGTCAAGATCAATTCTTCCCCATACCATTACCAGATTGTTTCGCCTATCTTCAAATGTTAAACCTTGACGACACGATAAATAATCTATTGCTGCTAAACAACCAGGATATGGATCACCTCTAAATCCTGCATTTACTTGATATAATACAGTCTTCTTCCTTGATTTTAGAAGTTCACCTAACACATAACCATCTGTTTCATATTTAGAGAGATAATTTATAAGAAACTCTGTAGGAATTATTTTCACCGCTGAAAGAGGCGACATTTGTTCAATCACTTTCCCATTTGCTTTAGTAACAAATTGGTTTTGCATATCATTTCGCTTATTTCTTATTACTATGTTACCAAGTAGTCGAGAACGTGCTGGTATAACACCAAATTTTTCTGTTTCGTCAATAATTTCGTTAATGGCATCAACCATATAATGCATACTGTTTGAATTAGAATCAGGACAACCGGGATACTTAACAATGTCCAAATCAAAACATAAACCCTTATCTATAAAGTGGGGAGAGGATTCAGGATTATTACGATATGTATCTATGTCATCAGATGGGAAATAATACAAAAGAGCAGGAATATTATACACACTCATGACACCTTCTAATGCTCTAAAGATAAGTGGATTAATCTCATCCCATTTAGTTTTTATATCGCCACTTTTTTTATCAGTTCTTGAAATTAGCTTTCCTTCAGGATAAATGTAAAATGTAGGAACACTATTTTCAACAGCCGCTGCGATCCTCGCAAACCTCTGAAAAGCATTATGCCCAGTCCCTGCCTCCGTTGTTACCTCAATAGAAAATACAGGTTCATTATCCTTTTCAACAATCAGATCTGGGGCATCAAGATAAAGAATCTTTCTGATATGATCAGGCATTGTATGAAACCTTGTTGGGTTATTAGCGTCACTTTCATATATTTTGTTTTTTATAATCTTCGTTTGTCGTGAAAGTAAGGTATGGTCAATAATATAATCTGCAAAGCTTTCCGTACTGTACCAAACTCTATACATTATCTTTTCCTCCATTTTTCTAATATCTTCTGCTATTGGTAAGACTATATTGTACACAAGAAGTGGCGGCACAGCATTTCCTGTTTGAACTCGCTCTTGTACTATGCCTCCAAGAAAGACATAACTATCAGGAAAACTCTGTATTCTTGCACGCTCTCGTATTGTAAGTCCTCTAGGCTGTGTCGGATGTCCGAATTGAAATTGTGGACGAATGCCACCAGCCAATTGCGTGGGACTTGGTGCGTTTTCACGCAAACGAATTCTTTGCTTAAATTTAGAATACATAGGTTTTCCTTGTTCAGTTGATGCAATCATATTAATTGTTTCTTGTGGATGATTGGGCGAAATATGATTACTTAGCTTTTTAGGATATGGTATAGTTTCAATTTCACCAATTCCTCTCATCAATTGCTGGTATTTATTTCTTGCAGATTTGGTATATACTATCATTTTTTCGTGATTTCCAAGTTCAGGAAGATCAGAGATTGCATCATAAACGGTTCGATACTGATTTTTAAACTTACCAACAGGAAAAACATATTTACTAGTAAGACCTCTACCTTGCCTAACACCAACAAATATTAACCTCTGACGAATTTGTGGTACACCATAATCCGCTGCATTTAATAAGTTTACAGTTGTGTTGTATCCTAGCAAATTCATATAATTCGTAATTTCTTTTTCAAATCTTCCACCAGCAGTACTCCTCATCCCTGATACATTCTCAAGTATTATATAATCAGGATCAAATTCTTTAACAAATTTCATATATTCTAAAAATAAGAAATTACGCTCGTCATTATCGTTGTGCTTTCTGTTTGCGATAGAAAATCCTTGGCATGGCACTCCACCTGTAATTAAATTTATTTTGTTTACACCTTTATCTTCAAGCAAATGTTTAATGGCTTTAGGATTGATTTTTGTGATATCGCCTAAGCAACCAATTGAATTAGGATGATTATATGACCAAGTACGCATTGCAGGTTCAAAATGATCTATACCAAGGACGGATTCAAATCCAGCCCAAGAACAACCAACAGCAAAACCACCTGCGCCACTAAACAAATCAATCATGGTTAATTTGTTTACATCATGTCTAAAATTATCAAGATTAAAATAAGTGATTTCATTATCACATAAATAAGAACTTTTTTCTACAGGGACATTCTTATCCCAAATGTTTGACATAACTAAATAACTCCTTGCTTACATTAACATTATTAATTAACTAAGTGCCTTAAAACATCATATTTTAATTTAAAAATTACTTTTTCAACGAAAAGAAATAAAGCTATATGAAACTTAACTTTTATTACTGATATAGCTATAAAAATAAATTAAAATTCCCTCACATATACATACGCTGTTCTGTATGCTTCCATCAGTCATCCTTCTTTCCGGGAACAGCCTCCATGCCAAACATTGAGAGTGCTTGATTTACCTTGTCCATACGAACTGTTTCCTTGCCTTGTTCAAGTTCACGAACAAAACGAAGTCCCAGTCCGCTTCTGATTGCAAAGTCCTCTTGAGTGAGTCCTGCTTCTTTTCTTTTTTGTTTAATAAATTCAGCAATTTTATTCATACCATCATTATACACCCTATCGGGTATAATTTCAATATCATATTATCTTAACAGATAAATTATACCCGATAGGGATTGTTTTACCCACTAAATTCATCATTTATACCCGATGAGGTATAATAATAGCAAAAATATAATTAAGCCTAAGCGTTTGCAGAGTGCTTTTTATAAGAATTTATACACACACAGAAAAATGACAAGCTGAGATTTTTCAACTTGTCATTTTTATTTTTGGTCATGGTTATTTAATTATTTGAATGGTTTTGCAAAGCTGCAAAATTTATTAACATAGCTTGATTAAAATTTTAATCAGGATTTTATGCATTTACATAAGAAATTATCACATTAAGATGTAACGGAAAATCTGCTTTCACACGCTTTTCTATGAGCTTCTTCTCTGCGTCTGTTTTTGTATCCGAAATTTTAATGTCCACACGGTTTCTTGTGGGAGCTTCAGCAATTGTAAAATTTTCCACACCGTAACCTCTGACAATTCTTTTGAAATCGTCGGGAGTGCATTTTCCGCCAACCTTCTGCTCAGATATTTTAAGCATTTCCCTTCGTTTTTCAAGCGGATAATCGGCATTGATTTTACCGACAAATCTTTCCCTTTCGGTAATTCCGCAGTTTTCCGCTGTGTCAATAAACAACTCCCGTTCCATAGCTTCAAGCATATCAAATTCCGTGTTCAAACCCTCTGCATATGCCAAAAGTTCCGCCCTGATATTTGATTTTGCCGTAACTTTGTAAAGCCCCGTACTTTCTAATTTGGTTTTCATCGAATCAAAGCTGTTCATCACTTCACCCCAATCGTAACTGTACCGACAGTAAAACATTGCGACTTTGCCACCGTCACATCCTGCATATCCGTGTTCCAGTTGTAGTTGGTTATACAACCCGTGTCAATCAGTCTTGCGCCGAGTTCCGACAATCTGAATGTTCCGCCGATAGGGATTGAATTTACATATTCCGCAAAGGCATTTTTGAGCAACTCCTTGACTTCACCTGAAGAATATCCGTCCTCCGCATAGGCAACAACACTCATATTGCAGGCGGTACGCTGGGCATTCGCCACAATAACATCAACATTAAGCTCTCTCTGCTTTTCCAAAAGCGACTGAACCTTTGCAACAACATTCGTACCCAATGATGCATCCGCACCCGTAACATAGACATTAACCGTACCTACGCCCCTCGCTTTGCCGATGGCACTTGCCTTTGCAACACCGTCAACCGTGAGTGCAAGCTGTTCGTAATATGCCGCATTCGTGCCGTTGGAGGTGTTTATATATGTATCTCTTATGCGTTTGCGAAGTTCATCGTCCGTTTCGGCATCGCAACCGCCCGTAAATTTCTCACGGTTTGTAACCGTTTCAATCTCTGTCGGCACACTCACGGGAACAACCGCACAGCCAAGCCCGATATTACCGTTACTTCCCGCCTGTTCAGCCTCGGCATAAACACTCACAAGCGTGTTGCCGGCGCTGATTTCTTCATCCTCGGTCGTAACAAATCGTACCGGCACAAGGTCAGCCGTAGCCACAACGCATCCCTTTGGAATTATAATATCGTGACTGCACGGCTGAGAAATATTGAAGGTAATTTCGCCCGTTGACTTCATCGCCTTTTTGCGTTCAATACCTCTCTGCGATGCGAGTTTATCCAGGCATTCACCGCTTGCGCTCACTGCAAACATCTGTCTTTTCCACCATTCAAGATTCGTCTGTAGCTTAAAAATCTCGCCGGCAAGCACCTTGAGCCTGATTGCAATGTCGCTCACCTCGTTAAAACTGTCACCCGTTTCATGCTCATAGGCATTCTTCATTCTGCCGTAAATTTCATCATAGGTTTCCATTTATCTGCACCTCCCTTGTAATATCGTCAACCGTAAGGTCAATCGTAATCTGTCTGCCAACCGACTTAACGCTTGCATAGGTATTTTTCATTTTTGCAAGCGATTCATTGGCAAGCAGTTCAGTCTGCTTTGCCGAGAGTGTTTTGTCCTGCAAAAGCACCTTTGAACCGAAATTTCTGTCATAGACAAATCCGCCGAGTTTTGCCGAAATGCAAAGCACAGCCTGTTGGAATTTTGCGTCACGCCCCTCAAGCAATACCGTATTGCCCGAAGATCCGATAACGATATCACCGTTTTTAATCATCGTATCCCTCATACTACACCGCCTTGCCGTTGATAAGAACCCTGCCGTCATTTTTCAGCACAATACTCGCTCCGCCCTTTGACGAGAGCATAACCTCGCCCTCATCAAGTTCAACATTTTTCGCAAGCACGCCAAGACTCACTTCACCGTTAGCGAGCGGCAAAACAACCGCCGACTCTCCCACGGGAACAACGCTTGCAAAGCCATACGGCACGCAACATTTTATCCCCCTGTGTTCTTCCGAGGAATCCACCGAAACCGTGTTTCCCGAACTTTTCACACCGCCCTTTTCGGCTTTCGGGGCAGTAATCGAATTTTTAGTTATGTAATTCATCAGCCACATCGCCGTTCTCCTTTCCAAGCACAACCGTTGTGCTTTCACCGTTTTTCCCAAGTGAATATTTAATGCTTTTCACAATCAAGCCCTCTCTTTTTCCGATGAGAGAGTCATCAATCACAGCCCTTCTGCCGACAACTCCGCACAGACATTCTGCACATTCAAGCATTATTTCAAAGCTCTGCCTGTTGCCGTTTTCAATCATTCTGTCGGCTGTTTTTACCGCATTGTTGTCGAGAAAAGCGTTTACATATCTCACCCTTTTAATCCTGTCGGCAACGCATTTGTTGCTTATAACGCTCTTGTAACCGCCGTATTCCTCGGTGCGTAGCTTGACCTGCGAAATAACCTTGCACGGCTTTATGTACTCACGGAGAGATGTGTAGCCTACTCCGTTTCTGCCGAACACAATCGGCTTTGCACCGCCGTAAGTTCCGCACATCAAGGCAAATCCCGCACCCGTAATTCTCGGACTTTTGCCGTATCTGCCGTTGCAGAATTTTTCAA